ATCTGCATAGGCATTTTCTTCCAGGTGTGGCCGCGCTGAGTCAGCCCCATTTGGTTTGCCATATCAATGGTGAAGGTGAACTCATGCACAACCTCTTCAGGCTCATCAGTTCGAGCGGTCTTGAGTGTGCAGTGGGTCGCGTCCCAAGAGGTCACCTGAATATAGCGACAGAGCCCAGAGCGCCTCACGATGCCGGCCATAGGATCAGCGCCAAGGGTGGGCTTCCCTTGGATTACTGATCCCTGTTCAGAGAGCATCCCAAGCTCACCGTCAAAGTGATGGCCAAAAGCTGCATGGAGGATAATGAGTTCATGGGTCTTTCGCTGATCATTGTTGGCGAGGAGTGAGGCCATATTAATCGCCTCTTGTACATTTGCGGGATTCCAGATAGTTTGTTTCATGGTGGCTGTGCCTTTCTGTTGGGGGGTGGGCCTTCTCGTGGGTGGGCCTAATATGACAGCGGGGTTGCAGCTGCCGACTTAATGGCGGGTTCTGTGATGGCTTGGGGGTGCGACCCACACCACTCATAGGCTGAGCGGTAGGAGAAGAACTGTTGATTTAGTAAGCGCTCGACTTGAAGCGGCTTGAGTTTCCTGACCTCACGCTTGCATTCATATTCAGCGCGGCGCTGGTGGTGTGTTCCGTAGGTGTCGATGACCCACACCATCAGAATGATGAAGAGGCAGAAGGGGATAACAGCAAGCTTTACAGCTCGCTCAAGTGTTGCGTTCTCGGGGTGGACGTGGCGTCTAGTCATGAGGGTGTGTCCTTAGTAGGCGATGAAAAGCGACGTGAGGATGATGAGTGTGAGGCAGTCAATGGGAAGGAGTCTTGAGAGCCCAATCAGGGCTGTGGCCAAGGCGATAGTTGCGAGGATGAGTTGGGGGGTCATGTTGTGCCTTTGTTGAAGTGGGTGGCAGGAGTGGGGTGGGTTGCGCTTCTGCGCTCCTCAATTCCACCTTGACTCCAAGCGTAGCTCATGCTACAGATACAGTCAAGTTGATTGTTCAACTATTTTCACCGAGGCGATAAGGAGCCCAATCATGCACCCATCCAAAGCGGATCTCATCTCTCAATATAGAGGGAAGACTAAGCTCGCAGAAGCAACGAACTGCTCAAGAGCGCATATACATGACATCATCAGAGGGCGGCGCGTGGCTGCCAAAGAGCTCGCCATCACGCTCGCGATAAAGGCGAATGAAGTCTTTAACGTCAACTTCTTCGAGCCTAACGATTTCAACCCTGAGCTGAGCACAGCGCTGAGAAACCTCCAGCCTGATGTTAAATTCTTAATCACCTACCTTGACTCTAAGGTTGCTCAGTCAATGACCGCTGAGGAGCTGACGCTCGCCAGCCCAGATGACCTCGAGCTGCTCACCGCCCTCCATGAATGTGTCTGGGACGGACAGCGCCAATTGATCCATCAGGGCTCAACGCTCATTGAGCTCGATGACCATGATCCTGACCTTGTGGATGTCGACTGATGAAAGAGATTGACATCAGAGACGCCATATTAAGGCTTGAGCTCAAGCCCAACACCAAGTTGACCCTCATTGGGATATTGCGCTTGGTGGACTGGAAGGTGTGGGCCGGCCCATGCTCAGCCGCTCAGCTCAGTGAGCGCCTTAACATCAATGATCGAGCGATCAAGCGAGCGTTGAAAGAGCTGGTTGAGCTGGGACTCATTCAGCGAAGCGCTCAGAGAAGGGGAGGGCTCCAGCATCATCGAGCACTCACCACTCTCAATATTGAGCTCATCCTCAAGGGTGATTCAGGGGTGACACATAGTCACAGTGACACTATGTCACCCCTAGAAAAGCCCGAAACTTCAGAGGTGACACATAGTCACAGTGACATAAAGACACCCCTGATTGAGCCCGAAACTTCAGAGGTGACACATGGTCACAGTGACACTATGTCACCCCTAGCAGTGACACATGGTCACATCAGGGGTGACATAAAGACACCTCTTTTAGATGTGACACATAGTCACCCAATATCAATATCAATAGATAATCAATCAGTAGAGTCAATGAGTGAAGAGGATGAGCTCATGAGCTCGCTCTGTGAGCTTGGGTTGATCCCTGAGAACATTGAGAAATCAATTGAAATCCAAATGGGGATTGGCAAGACACGCATTGAAGCTCTGAGGATCCTACACAACATGCAGAAGAAGTATATTGAGAACCAGAGACGAGAGAAGGTATTAATCAGAGGAGGATTTAAATGAGCGACTTCACGAGAATTGGGAGCTCCCAAGAATGGGATCACATCACTCACAGGCTCATGGAGCTTAAGGCACAGTTTCAGATGAGACAACTCCACAGTCCAAGAGAGGTGAAACAACTAGGTGATTACTCTCACCTCAATTCAACCAATCTCGAGGATCTGGACTGGATTGACGAAGCAGCTCCAAGGCTCACCATCAAAGAGATTCCTCTCTGCGGTAGATGTGATGATGGCTGGTTGAGAGTGCAGGATACTCGCAACTGCGTGAAGCTCTGCCACTATTGCGAGCTCCCCAGAAGGCGCGCCAAGCGTCTCAATAAGCTGGAGCTCCCTGCTGACTCAGTTGGCATGCACCTTGGCCGCTACATCTGGGACAGCCCAGACCAAGAACGGCGCGTCACCTCGATGCTCAATCACCTCAATGGTTCACAGCGGCTCCCTCATTGCCCCAGCTCCTACCTTTGGGGTCCACCGGGGAACGGCAAAACATCCTTACTTTATTGCTTGGCTCGATGGGGGTCCTTCAACGATTTGAGGGTTACCTACATAAGCCACACCAACCTCATGAACCAAATCAAGGAAGGCTTCGGGGAAGGCAAGCGGCGTGATCCTCTGCGCGGCTGGCTGGATCGAACTGACTTGCTGTTGCTCGATGAGCTGGGAGGGCTTGGAGGTCACGCGAATAAAACCGCGTGGTATGTCAGCCAGACCACGGAGATTCTCGGCTCGATCTATGAGCGGTGGTCAGGAGGTAAGTTGGGTGTGGTGATGACAAGCAACCTCCAGCCTCAGCAGCTCGCCCAAGTATTTGGGCGTAACGTCGCGGCGCTTAGTCGTCTTCGAGCAATGTTCGGGTCTCCCATCCAGATGACTGGACCTGACCGGAGACAGAGCGCTGATGAGCGGCTAAAGGAATGGGGCCTTTGACAGAGCCTCAAGCTTATGCTCTATTGGTTTTGCGCCTCCCTGCCCTAGACCCATAGTCTCTTGAATTGCGTTCACTCTATCATTTCAACCGAGTGGGGAGGCCACCCTTTATCTTGGAGCGTGATAAACCTTAGCGCTCGTAATTCGTCCAGTGATTGAAGCGCGATAATGAATAAGCATTGCTCCTGGATTGATTGTGAAGATCGAGCGCTCAAAGCTTGATGATCTATAGCAGGGCGCAACATCAACTGAGCCTGTGATGTTTATTTTGAGTTGACCAAAACCCTCAACAAATTCAGAGGTCATTAACGTGACCTCATGGTGAGGGTCAACAAGCTCGAGCTCAATTGGAACTTCATGAGCAGTGAAAAGGACATTCATATTCTCTCCTCTCCTTGTGTTTATTGTTATACATATGTATAACAAAAATTGAAGTGGGTTAATGAGGAGTTGACCTGAATGGGCGGGGGGGCTGGGTGCTGCCTCCTCGCCTTTTCTTTTTTCGGGAGAAAAGCATGAGCGGCAAAAGTCAAACGATAGCCTTGAGGGTGACCCCCAATGAACACAGCTTCGTTGCCAATGAGGCCAAGAAATTCGGGTGCAGCTCCTCAGCGCTTATCAGAGCACTCATCAAGATCCACTTCGACTCACGAAAGAATCAAGGCGATTTAGCACAGCGCGTTGAGCGCTATCTGGAGGCACCACATGACTAGTAGTATTAACAAGATCTGTCTCATTGGGAACTTGGGCCGAGACGCTGAGATGAGGCAGACAACCGGCGGCGCTTCATATTGCCACTTCTCGATGGCGACATCAGAGCGGCGCAAACAAGGAGAGCAGTGGATTGAGGAGACCGAATGGCACACAATCAAGGTCTGGGGCAAGTCGGCCCCAAGGGCAGCAGAGTTGAAGAAGGGCGGCTCAGTTTACGTTGAGGGTCGATTGTCCTCCTATGAAGTCAATGGTCAACGGCGGTGGGAGGTCATCGCTTATTGCTGGAAAAATCTGACAACCAAGAGTGATCACCTCCTCCCTCCTGATCCCCCTCAGCGAAGCGCTTGGAGTGCCACACCAGGAGGATGGTCATGAGTGAACGTTATGAGCGCAAGGTACTGGAGCGCCTCGAGGAGCTCTTGGTGCTTAATGCCAGAGATCATGGTGACTACCTAAGTGAGCAAAGCCGGGATCTGCTCGATAGAATCAGAGAAGTCCTCAATGCTGAGGAGGCCATATATAAAAAAGAAAATGTTACCCACAACGCGCGCGCGCGCGCGCAAGGGGGCCAAGATGGCGATCAAGGCTGAAGCAAAAGAGCAGCTCCTCGAGGCGCTCAAAGAAGGCGCCACCATTGAAGGAGCTTGCGCTTGGGCCGGCATCGCTAAGCAAACTTATTACCGCTGGTGTAAGACTGACCCTGAGTGGGCTGACCTCAGTGAGCGCGCCATGAACTTTGCTGAGGTCATCTTGCTTCGGCAACTCAAAAGAGCCGCTGAAGATAAGATGGGAGATTGGAGAGGAACCGCTTGGATTCTTGAACGGCGGTGGGCTGAGCGATGGGGGGCGCGTCAAGAGGTCCAGCTCAACCATAACCAAGCAAACGACGGCGGCGCGTCTATGGTCATGGCGATGATTTTACAAACTGACGAGAGAGTTAAACAATTAGAGAAGGAGAAGGAGAATGATGATGAAGACGTATGACGCCACCAAGATCAACGCGGCTCCAGTCCTCGCTCGATGGGCGTTTCAAGATAGGAACCTTGTGAGGCTCCTGAAGCTTCGGGCAGACAAGGGCGGCGCTGATGCTGAGCTCGCCGCTGAGCTTCACAATATCTACAAGAAGCGGCTTGATGAACTCGAGGTGATGATCAGCAAGGGGGCAAAGTGATGGTTCAAATTTGCTTGGCCCGAGAGTGGTCGATGCTGCACCACCTCTTCAGCGCGACCTATGAGATTGAGGGCGCTTATATTAAGGTGGCTGAGGAGAGTCAAGATCATGGTTGGCAGCGCTCAACCGTCGATATAATTAACGCTGAAGTTGGGGCGGTGGTTCACAAGCACACCACTGATAAGGATGGGCGCAAAAACACCACAATCTGGCGCGTGACTGAGGAAGGCCTTAAGCTATGGGAGAACCAAGAGAATTAAGCCTCAACCCGCTTCAACAGGATCTTATCGCGAGGATCAGAAGACAAGATAGAATCATCGCGGCTCGATGTGGTTGGGGAGCTGGCAAGACTTCAGCGCTAGTATTCAGCATCCTCTTTATTTCCAAGTGGCGCGCCGGGAGCTCCAGCTTACTGGTGACCGACACCAACCCCAGATACAACTCTGTGTTGATGCCTGAGATGGAAAAATGGTTGTCGCCATTGGGCTGGACCTATAACCACTCTCTGAGGCAGTGGCTAGACCCAACCACAGGCTCAACGGTGTGGTGTCGCTCTTACTTTCGACCCGGCACAAGGGACGCAACCCATAACCCGCTTGAGGGTTTGAATATCACCTCTGGCTGCTGTCTCATCGACGAGTGCCAGACGCTCACCGCTGAGGTGGCGCATAAAGCGCTTGGTCGTCTGCGCTCAGGTCCATCTCCCATCATGATCCTTGTGGGCCTTCCTGTGGCTGACGCTTGGTGGTGTGCTATGGCTGAGGGCGCTGGGCTATCACCTCTGCTCTTCAC